ATCATCTTCAACGGGGTCTACAGCTTCTAGTTCAGTGTCTTCTCTAAACTCAGGATTCGCGTCATACCAAGCATCCATCTCTGCACGCTGCTCGTCAGTGAAGTCTATATTCCTGACTTGTGGGCCTTGTTCATTTCTTACAAGTTTGGCTCGTTCTTCAAGCGCACCTTCAATAGACTGCCGCGTAATTTGACCACCTTCGGGTACTTGAGTTACGGCAGCGGCATAAGCATCGTTAACGCCAGCTTCGTTAGTTGCCTCAGACCAAACAACGTTGCCTTCCTTATCTCTCGCTTCAATAACAACGTCAGCATCAATGGGCTTTGTATTACTATATTTAAGAGCTGTCTTCAGCGACTCATCGCTTGCTTCAGCTTCGACAACTGCTCGAACCAGGTCGGGGTCTCTAGAAATTATCGTGCCTCGACCCGGCACGAACTTCATATGAAACGTTTGTCCTTCGATATCAACTTGTTCGACGGGCTTAGTCACATCAGTTGAAGCGTTATAGGCAGGCGTATCTCCAGCTATCCAAACGCTATCTCTTTCAGTTGCCTCATCTAAAAGAGATCTAATCTGTGCGTTGATATGAGACTGCGGCTCTTGCGTGGTATTTCCATCTGGAGAAAGACCGTACTGCTCTTCATTGTATCGAGCATTAACTTGCTGCATACGAGCCTGTTCAATGAACTCGCCTGCTTTACGCATGATGTTGCCAGTTGACGTTAGAGCACCTGTTGTTGCTCGACCACCACCCGCTACAGCACCGCCGCCTAATGCCCCACCAAATGCTGCCTCTCCTAACCGAAGTAAGGCATCTTCTCGCGTAAAAGTAGGATCAGCTTGCAGACGAGCTGCAACTTGCAAACCTTCCTGGGTAACTTCAGCAGCTGTCTCACCAACGGCTCCGCGACCTGTTGCTTGAGCTACTTCTTTGCCAAGCTGGGCCAACATTGAACCATCAGTACCGCGCTCTTTAGCAATGTTAGCAAGGTTCTTAAAGATGGCATTCTGAACAATCCGTTCACCTGCCACACCAACGACCGCTTGCGGTGCTGCAATAGCTAACGCTCGATAGGCAGCTTCTTGATCACTTAGCCCATCAACCGTTAAGTTTTCACCAAAGTTTGCGCCAGCCTGTAAAGTAAATTCTTCAGCAAGCTGACCTGTTATTGCACCTCCCTTTGCCGTTAAACGATCAGCACTTTTAGCAAGCACGTTTTGACGAGCTGCGCGGTAAGCTAACTCAGCAAGGTCACGCTCACTAGGAGTTGCTTCATCCTTAATTGTGCGCTCAATAGAATCTTGGATGACACGTTTCGCAAGAACACGGCTACCTGCCGAAAGCGCACCTTTACCAATTAAAGAGGCAGCTGCTCCACTGCCGCCCGACGCAATCGTGGTAAGTAGATAAGGTGCTAACTGTCCACCCATCTTCGCTGACTGAGACAGTAGACCCTCCAAAGAGGGGTTTTCAACAAACTCTCCGAAGTCCTCTAATCCCGATAAGGATTCCGCGATTCGTGCTTCGCGTGCTCGTGCATTTTGTATGTTAACTTGAGCAGCTTCGTCATCACCCGTTACGGTATTGAACAAACCTTTGAAATAATCCGTATCGGTACGAATACTTTCAATACCAGCATCAAAGCCTCGCCCGAAAGTTTCCCCAAGACTGCCGGGGGTAACTGCAGTATCGTCAGGACGTTGGAGTATCGAACTAGGGTCTACAGGCCGACGAGTTGCTGTGCGCCTGTATAAACTTTGTACGAGATCAGGATTAGCCACTAGCGCACCTTAGTTATCTGGATGCCGCCGCTAAATCTCTATTCGTCGCTGCTAGAGAACCCGGCCCCTGTAAAATCTCGTTTTCAACAAATGTATAACCGGACGCACCGAACAAATTCTTGATTACCGAAGCTGGGATAGTTTCATCAGTTTGCAACTGAGTCGCAGGATTTATTACTTTGTAAGTTTTAGGCTTACCCCTTCCATCAACCTCATCAACGGCTAACCTATTCAAGAAAATGTCACTACCGCCAATGTGGTCAATCTCTCCGTCAGGCATTAAATTCGCAAATAGTGGGCCATACTCTTCGCTTTCTGCCAGTGTCTGAAATCCAAGACTTACCATAGAGTTAAGTGCTTGATGCATTTGCGGCTTTTGAGCAGCTGGTGCTTTTCTGAAATCTTGGTACATTTTTGTAAATGCACCGTCTGCACCAGCAAATTCTTTATTAAAGCGTGCTTTATCAAACGTTGGAGAGTCATTGAGATTTCCATCTGGCGTCCCATCGTCTGAACCATAGACGGCATACTTCGCCTGCTTGAAGTGTTCACGAATACGCACACCAAGTGTTTCGCTCACATCCCAATCATGTTTTTCAACCTCAAAGAAATGTTTATTAATTGCAAGGGCCGCTTTCGGTCTAGTAACCTCTTCATACTCCCTCAAAGCTAGAGCAAACTTTCTTTCGTCGAGACCAAGTCTCCTCCACTGCGTAAGAGCATTTTGTCGATTAACGTCTAAGTTCTGTAGATCAAGAAGTGACGCATCTGCTCTACCGCTGCCTGATCTAAGATTAGATAGCTCTGCTCTGATGTTTTCTCTCGCGCTATCGCTAGGGGCTATGGTCATCAACCACGCATAAGCTCCCTCTTGCGCTTTGGTTGGTAATTTAGTTCGTATATCGGCAAGCGTCTGCACACCAGCTGCCTGAAGCACTGCCGCTAGATTTGCTTCATCCTGTGCCGTTGCTTTGAGATCACCCGAAGCCGCTCTCTCTGCAATCTCCTCTGGTGAGAGTTCACCTAACTTAGCGAAAATACCTTTCTCTAAAGCTTCAGCAGCTTTCCTTATTTCAGCAGTTTGATCTGGGAGACTACTTAGCCCACCCTGACCAGCAGGGGGTTGCGCTGGAGATAACGAAGCTTTCTGCGCTTGTAAGTCTTCTAACCGTCTTTTAGCTGCTGCTCTAGACCTCGGATTAGCATTCTTCAAGCGTCTTTCTGCCGCTGCAATCTGACTGTCGAGGTCATCTGTAGACTGCTGTTTTCGCACATAGGCTCTAGAGAGACCGAAACGATTTTTTTCTGCTATAGGACTAGTGGCAGGTGTTGTTGATTGAGCTACATTCGGAGCAGGTTGAGCTACAGTCTGACCATCTTGAATAGGCTCTACACCCATTAAGTCAGAAGGGGTTGTACCAGCTTGACGTTGAGTGGCGTCTATGGACTGATCAGCTAGTGCTTTTGTCAAAATATCAGGCACTTGAATACCAAGCTGGTTAGCTTGATCAATCAATATAGTCATTTTTTCTTGAGGTGATGTTGCGGAAGCCAACACACCACGGAATGCCCGTGACATCCCAATATCTTTTTCGCCCGTTTGCGGGTCTATAGCAAGCCTATCTATCTCGCCCTGCAACTGCGTCTGTAGCGTGTTTAAAGCAGTCTCTTCATTTACAAGTTCTGCTGCATTAGCTTTGCCAACACCCATCGTAATAAGACTCTGAACGACTGAACTAGATGCTCCAAGATTACTATTACCGCGAATGTTAGTTCTGTACTCGTCCTCCATTAAACCCGCGACCATATCTGCAGACAGTACTGCAACATCGGCATCGCCGCTTATTCGCCCATCAGACGTAAGCACACCTTTTTTACCGTCTTCATAAGTACCCTGGACCATTATGCCCCCACCCTTCAGAGGGGCGCGTACAACCTTGTCGTACTTGAAACCTTTGGGTAGATCTGGGTCTCTGTTGAGCGTCATCAGGACCAGTTCATCGTTAACCCTGCCGCCTTCAAGTATATTTTGCGCGGATCTTGCAAGGTCGAACCTGAGTCCACCACTAGCTTGATCGATAAAGCCAGCATCTGCTGCCATACCAATGTAGCGGTCATTATCTTCGTATCGATTTTCTTTAATTAATTTGTCGTTACTTAGCTCCTGTGCCGTGAGTAAACCGGGAGCTGCCTGCTCTCTAATTCTGAGATCCCGTAGGTTTAAACTATAGTTTTTTTGCTGGAGCTTATAATTCTCATCAAATTGACGCACCGATTCGTCAAAGCGGTCTTGAGCTAACTGCTGCTGCTGGAATTGTTGGCCCACTCCTATGCCACTTAACAAACCATCTAAAAATGCCATACGTTATCTCGCTAAATTGCCAGTATTGCCAGTGCGCCCAGCGAACCTAAAGTGCTGAAGGTATTCGCCTTGTGTTGTGCTTTCGCTTGCCTGTAAGCATTATTCCTTGCAGTTGCATTAGCAGCAGCATCCCCCATCTGTTGTAACGATGAGCGGTTCAGACCTTGTCCAATGTTGATTAAATCTCCTAACAATTGGGTGTTAGCTTCGCGTTGGGCAATTCGCGCATCCTGAATCGACTGTATGCCGCCCAACGTGGTCGAACGTTGTATTCCTCTTTGCTGCTCTTTCAATTGGGCTGGCGTTAGATCGACGCCATAGCGCTGCTGATTACGTTGGGCGATACCTGTAGCTAAAGGTGCAGCCATGTCAGCGTCTTCTCTAGCTTGGTCTATGATCGAAGTATCACTACTCGCCTTATCCAAAAGCTCTTCCTCAAACCCACGAAAGTTCTTTATGTAATTCATATACTGATCACGAGTTATCTGGGCAAACGTTGCATCTGGGTCTGTCACAGTTGGCAACGACGTAGTAGAGCCAGAGCCAGCCCCATACATCGACCAGTTACCTTGTCTAAATTGATCAAACATTTACCCAACCCTTCTTCCAAAGAAACTTAAAGAATTACCCTGTTCATCGACTGGGCTCCAAAAGCTGCCTTGCACTGCTTCTGGTGCGCCTGGACCCATTCCATCAGCTCCTAACGGTCCTTCTCGCATTCCTTTAGTTTTTCTGTTCTGCATTCCTCGCATTAACGTCGCGCCAGCAAGTTGACCTGCTGCTGAAAACATAGCATCGCGTTCTGCCTGTTTCGCAGTAGCTCTAGCTAAAGCCTCTGAAGTCGCTAAATTCGCGACTCTAGACATCGCAGCTGAATTATCAGCTGACTGACCTTGTGCAACACCTATAACTTCCGAACCCATTTTGTTTTGAAGTTTTGTACCTTCCGCCGTTGCCAAACCTAGCTGCCCTTGAAGAGCCTGTGATATATCTCCACCACCAACTCCCTGTAGGGCTCGTCGGGCAGATGGTGCTGTAGTTGCTTGCATTGTGTCTGCATTAGCCCTGCCACGAGCAACCTGTGTAGGATCATCGCTTTTAGCTAACGCCATCATCTCCTTCAACTTTGGGCCATACATCTCGTTAAACCAGTTTTGTCGATCTAACGCGACAGAGGCTGATGCTGCCTCGGCTGCACTTTGCTTGAAATCTGATTTTTTTGGTTTGCTGCCCATTACACGTCTCTCGTATAAACAATAGTGTCCAGTTCCCAACCTTGTGAAAGTATGTAGTCCTTCAGCTCTGGTATTGCTGATCTAACTTCCATCTTCACAAAACCTAAGTCCCTTGCCTGCTCTCTAAAAAATTCTTGATGTGCTGCTACCAAATTCATTCCACGTTTCCTGGCCCAAGCAATCCATATCAGCATCGTTCTTCGTCCAGTAAAAACATCTGTCTCTCCTGTGGTAACGACCATCCCGTCTTTAGTTATCCACAGTTTTGCCGCTCCTTGTTTACACGCTAAGTACACATCCGCCGCAGTGAACGTAAGCATTGGGTTGTCGTCTAAAATTTCAGTAATAGCAGGCGCAACCCAACTAATATGTTCATCAATATCAACTTCGACAGGGTTACCCGCGCTCTCTACCGTATCGCGTGTATCGCTTAGTACGACCGATTCCCCCATAACTAACCTTCCTTGCTACTCCTTCATCTGCATGTCGTGCTCTGCGTTCTGCAAGAACAACGGCTTCGTTGAAAAGTGCGCCATAAATCTGTGCGCCACCTATGTCAGACCAATCACGACCAGGCATCCGTAGCAGCCTAAACAAAGTGCCGTTAACAATGGCATCTCGATACTCATCCATTATTTGCTCATCGCAAGCCGTGGATGTGTGGGTGGGTTTAAGCTGCGCTCGAATGACTGTGCTTGAGACTGTATTTGCATTTGGTACAGGTACTAACCAAATCGTAGAACTACTCTGCTGAACGTAATACTCAGGTTCACCATAATGGTCAGCATCACGCCAATTCGGTTTACGCTGTTCCAACAAACCCGTCGATATAGGTTCAATGTCCTTACCTTCAAACGTAGCCCACATTATCTTGTGAACAGTAGTTTGAGACGGCGCTTCTAGGTCATACTCATATATATTTGCAACAGTAGTAACCGGGTCTAACTCTTGCTGGTACGCGCCTGTCTTTTCACAGAACTCTATAGCTGCTGACCTAACCGTGTTCTCAATTAAGGTATCAGGGCATCCAACAACCATTGGTAGGATTTGAGGTAGCAGCGTTTCATAAGAAATCGCCATGTTTTATACCGACGCTACTAATTGCGGGTTAGGTGTTCTGTCTGCATTTGGGTTAGTGATTGCATCTAACTGTCCTTTACCAGTCACTGAGGCTATGAACAGTTGATAATGACTAGAGGCCCGTTGTTGATTACCTGCGTACTCAGTGTCCTTCATATAAGCCATGTACAGCACATAATTCATTATTGCGTTGGCATAAATATCTGGAATATCTAAATTGTCAGAAGCGGTAACTGTTGTAGGGTTTGTCGAGTAGACAATCTCCAAATAGGCATTCCCAGAAACCCCTGGATACACGTAAAAATTACGAGGGTTTTGTTCGTCATACACGTAGTGTTTAACAGTGCCTGTATGTGCAGCATCCCCGCTCACTGATGGGTCATGCCAATCAGGCGTCTGAGCATCGAGGATTTCACGGTCTACAAGACGTACCGACCGTTTACCTGTGCCACCAGAAGCAGCAGACATATTCCGTATAACACGCAATAACCTATTGCCAGCACTTGGGATGCCTTGTTTGGTGCCAGTCGCAAGAGTAATCGTAGCGTTAACTGCACTGGCATCCGGTTTGAGCAAGGCTATTTCACGTTGTGCGTCGTTAACCCAAAGAACTAGTTCTGCTTCGGGCCAGCGGATGTTCGTAGTGTCTTGAAGTACTTTTTCTACCCGATCTATAACACTTGCTACAGTGACGGCCATGTGTCAGTCCTTATGAATTTAATATATTTTCCCACGCAGCCTTGCGCGTTTCAGAATCAATAGTCTTACCCAAAATCTTGTTGACCACGGCTGCTTTCGGATAGCCATCAGCTGTGAAATTTTTTGGATCACCTTCGTCCATTAATCTGCAAAGAGCGATATCAAGTTCTGCTTCATCTGCAGCAGCAGCCATAATCTGTTGACTATCATCAACAGGCGCTACTTCTTCTATTTCAAGTTCTATTTCAGGTGCTGCTGTACCTTCAACGACTTCTTTAGCCCCCATTTGGATAGCCAGAAGCCCAATCTCATCACTGATCTCACGAGCAATACCGCCTTCAAACAAGACGACTGCTCCACTTAGCGTTGCGATTCGCAACGGTTCCTTGCTAATTACTTTCACCTATAAACTCCTATTTTTGTTTTGTCGGACGTTTTCCTGACTTGTTCCACGCATTCATGTATGACCGTAAAGACATACCTGTCTTCTTTAACTGTTCAGCAGAAACATTCGCCATCTTCTTGCCATTTCGCGTAATGGTCTTAGAAGAGCCTTGACCAAAGCGTGTTGGCTTCTTGGTCAGTTTTCCTGACGCTGCAGTACTGATCGCAGCATCGGATCTCTTTCGGGATCGAGATGGGGTCTTTCTTTTTCTAGCTTCTTTTGCAGCTGCTGTCTGAACAACCTTATTCCCGGCACGGGCTTTTTCACCCACTGTTTTACGCCTTGGGGTTTCAGTTTTCTTTGCAGACGAAACGTCAGTTGAGCTTTTTTTGGTTCGTTTCGCGTCGTACCTTTTTAATGCGGCTCGACGTTGAGCGTGGGAAGCTCTTCTTCGACGATACATAGGCTAATACCTTTCGTTAAAAGCAAACCCCCTCCGAAGAGGGGGTTACAGGTCTTACTGGGCAGTATCGAGAGCGATAACACCGAAGTCCTGTACAGAGCCACTTACGTCGCTGTTGTACTTAGGCTTACGGAGACCGAAGATTTTGCCTACAGAAATACCAGACTGGTTCCCATAATCGAAGGTGTCTTCGACCATTTCGGGCAGACCAATGTCAGCCAGTGCTAAAGACTGAGCGCCACAGAACAGAGCGCGTCCACCAACTACGTCGGCATCAGCACCCCACTTGTAGCCAGCAGCGCCAGCGTTAGATGAAGTACCAGTCGTAGCACCAGAGGTGTTAAACACGTGGCGGAACTCATGGATCATCACACCATCTACCATCAGGCTCGCAGAACCTGAGAACAGAGAGTTTGAACCACCTCGTACACCAGCGTTTCGCACGTTCGCCAAGAAGTCAGAATCTAACTTCAGGTCAGCCATTTGCTGCGGAGTAACAAACATGTGGAACGTTTCCTGGTTACCAGCGCCTCGGATACCACGGATGTAGTTGTCTTTGGCGTATGCCTTCAACTCTACGATTGTGCGGTAGCCGATCTTGTCAGCGTCAGCGACAGCAGTAGTGTCACCTGCGACTAGACCGCTAGTAGCGTCCCAACGACGGTGGCGATCACCAGTTGGAGCAGAAACATCGGAAGCAAACTCCAGGTCTACCAGTTCGTGCCCAGCAGAAGATGAAGTAGTTCGCAGACCACCGTTGTTTTTGTGAGTGTAAGCAACACCCGACAGCGTCAGGAATGCCAGCTGGTCACAGCGATCAGCCATTGCATAAGCCAGTGCATCACGAGACTGTTCACGGAAATTTACAACCGTCTTCTGGTCAGTCATACGACCAGCGATCCTGTTTGCAAATCGCAGCTGATCCAGCTCGATGGTGATGTCATACGCACGGAGGGCTTCTTCGTTGCCTTCCAAGGTGTTATCACCAGTGATACCGTCTCCGGTCATATCGGCAAGCAACGTGATATTTGCTTTCGTGCCTTTCTGGTTTTTGGTCAGTTCAGTAACGCGCTGAACCATCGCGTTTGAACCAGTTCCGGCGAACTGATTAATGAAAGACTGGTTTCGCGCAACTTTCCAGAAGTCGCGAGACCACATCTGCAGCTGGTCGCCTGTCAGCGTACCAAAATTCGTTAAAGCCATTTTAGACTCTCCAATAAGTAGACATTTTAATATCCCAGCTATTACTGCTGGACATAGTTAGCCGACTTAATGGAGCGGCTAATCCGTTGTTCACGTATCGTGTGACGACGAACTAGCGTTGATTAACGAGTAACGAACTCGGCAGTTTTAACGCCTTGTGCAGGCGAATGTACGTTTTTAGCGGCTACGGGCCGATCAGTTATCGTACTGATAGACGAAGGTACATTAAATATTAGTATATTAATATCTTAAAAGCAAAACTTTCGTGTCCCAACATTAAGTGTCTGCTCAATGTTGGGTTACAAAAGGCTATAGAATATCCCCACGAAGGCGTTTCAAAGTGGCGTCTGGAAGAGCAGCAAACTCTTCCTCAGTCAGATTATTAATATCGACCCCTTTCTCACCATGATTTGAGCTGCTTTCACCGGGTAATTCCGGCGGCTGCGCTTCTGCGGCTTTGAGCTTTTTGCTGACTTGTGCGCGTTTCTTCGCTACTTCATCAACGCTCTTTGCTTTCCCTGCCAATGAGGGAGCCTCTTCCGGCGCACCATCTAGGTCATGATCTTTGACGACGTATTTAACCGCCTTACTTAATGCATCAACCGTGTCGTAACCTTTCAGAATAAATGCATCACGCAATTCAACGACTTCATTGGTGTACTCCTCATTGAAGTCTTCTGAGTTGCGATTAAATACGGGATAAGCTTCTTCCATCGCAGTAGCAGCTTGCTGAAGCGCGGTCATCTGCTGATTTTGATTAACGGTCTCATTCATCTCCTGACGCATTTCAAATTCAAGCTGCTTCCTTTCTGCTTGCCGTATCTCCCTCCGCAACGCGACTGCTTTATCCGTCTCGCCGTCCAGCACCATATTCTGGTACTCCACTTCTTTCGCGTCGAAGTCGTACTCCTCTGGAGCTTCTTCAGCCTTGGCGTTAGCAGCATTCACTTCATCCAACTGCTTTTGGAGCGCTTTCTGTTTCGCCAAGACTTCGTCAAGTCTGGCTTTAGGGACCATCGGGCTTTTTTTCGTAGCGGCTTCAGGCAAAGGCTCTGGTTCTTCTTCCGGCTCTTCTTCCGGTTCAACTTCAGCATCGACCTCATCATCAGTTTCTGCTTCAGCTTCCTCGTCAGCCTCTGCTTCTACTTCCTCAGTTTCTTCAGCGGCTTCAGGTTCCTCCGCTTCAGCCTCTTCAGCCTCTTCAGCCTCTTCAGTAGGAGCTTCTTCCTCTGCTGCTTCAAAACTCAGATCAATCAATGGCTGATCATCATCTTCGATTTTGTCGGCACCTGGCATCACATCAAACTGCAATTCTTTCTGCTCTGGCTGGCTCTCTGTCTCTTGTTCACTCATAGAAGCGTCCTATTCCTGGGGTTGGGTTTCGGGTTGGGGTAAAGCGGTCTGTCGTGCCTGCTGCATAGCAGTCGTTGCAATCTTCGTCGCAGCACTAGTCTCAGATTGGCTCTGACGAATATCATTTGTAGCAGCAGATAACTCCCTGCGGAGGTCTAGCTGATCTTGATTCATTTGGATCTTGGCCTGCAGTTCCGCAACGCGCATTTGCGGATCAACTTCCGCCGCACCTTGAGCTTTAGCCATGTTAAGAGTCGCTTCGGACTGAATCTTTTCAACTTCAGCCTGGAGCTTCGCGATCTCAAGCTGCAGCTGCATCATTGCAACCTGCTGTTGAGCTTCCATAGCCTGTAACTGCTCGTCGGTAGGTGGTTCCTGACCTGTCATCTCTCGAATACGTTTGGCAAGTTCGCCTTTCTTCGCCAAATGGCTGTATTCAACAATCGCGTCATCCGGTACAGCTACACCGACCTGCCTCAAGCTCAATGCTTCGGCAAACTGAACCTCGTCGAAGCTATCTCTGGCAGGTGCAGTTGAAACAATAACGTCATACTCACCTATCGTAAGATTATTGATAATCTCACCTTCAGGCGTAACTCCATTAATAATCATTTCTTCACGAGGCTTCAGTGGATCTTCCTCGTTTGTGACCTGAATAATCCGCGTTTCGTTATAGAAGGTCTGGACCAAATCAAGCACCTTCTCAGCTAAGTACTGCCTTGCTTTGCGTAAGTTATCGAGCGGCACCTGAATCATGACCGCGCCACGGTTCTGTTTGGCCTGGATCGCGACTCCTGACACTTCAGCACTATCAGTACCCAGCATCGATTCATTAATACCGGATATGGATTGAATGTTCGCAGCTGCTTTCATCGCGATTCGATCCAAACCAGTCGGTATCTGGTTCGCGGTTATCTTCACAGGGGGCGTAGTGCCGCGTGCATATTCCAAAACGAGGCCCGTTTCGGCTCCATGCTCCTCCAAATCGTCTGGACTCATGCCAACCAGCGAGCCGCTCTCTACCATCCAGCCTGAATTAGCTGTTGTATTGACGATATGCAGCTCTTGCGAGGCAATTTTGTTCAATTGTTCTTGTGGAGAGAGCAAATTTCGGATAACCCCGAAGGGTCTACCGCGTCGGAAGTAACAAAAGAAAGGAACAATCGTAAAATCTTTGTAAGGCGACCAATCATCGTGCAAAACCACCTGATCACAGGTCACCGTCCAACGAACTTTGCGAATAACTTTGCTAATTAACTCCAAACCATGCGTTTTTGCGAACTTTTTGCACTTTCGCTCGTTCCAAACGTCTGGACATTGCCGCTGATCACCCGTTTCGGGGTCTACAAAGAAGGAACATCGCGATAATTTCTTATGTTGACGCTCTACAACCCGTAATGACTTCACATTTCGGTATTCATCATCGCCAGGAACCCCCGCGCCGAAGTGATCATCGCCATTTTCCGTGTCTCCGTACCGCGATTCGTGGTACTCAACTGAATCCGCTCCGTAACTCATGCCGTTTTCGGCTATAAAAAGGAGCCTTTCCGACTTTTTCTTACCGTAAACCTCCTCGATCTCGTCGAGGGTCATCCATTTAGTCTCAAAGACCTCATTCCACGTCTTCGGGACTGCATCTTTAGCATCTGGATCAATCAAAATGTCCAGCGGGTCTTTTGCGGTGATGCGAACCTCGCCTTCAACGTGGTCACTGAAGTCCATCCTCACGTCAAAGTACCCGCGACCGTCCATAATCAGACCGTCGCTGAACACCTGTTGCTCCACCCAGTCCAGCTTATTGTTATCGCTGATCTGCATGTAAAGTTTTGTCAGGGTATTCGCGACATCCTGGCTACCACCACGGCGCGGTTTGAACTGAATATCCGCTCTGCGGTTAGACTGCTCACCTAATATGGTGTTTACAGTAGGAAGAATCGTATTGATCGTGAGTGCTGGACGACCTTGCGCTTCCAGCGCAGCTTCATCGTCATCATCCCATTGTTCACCTTGGTAATAGTCATCACACCTCTGAGCCATGTAGACATAATCTAAATGACCGTTATCCCTGGCTCGCTCATAGCGCATCCATTGGGTACGTGTGATTTCTTCTTCTTTATCAGGGCTAATTTTTTGCTGTTTCATGTCATGCGCTCATTGCAGATTTGTTTCGTTCGCTTTTCATCAGCCCTGGCAATCTGTCACGCCACGAAGGAATGTGTTCAACCTTTTCTACAAACGTTGAAAATTCCGTCATCATTAAACCGATCCATGCCAATGCATCGACCTGATCATCGTGAACACCATTTGGAAAACGTAATAGTTCCGCTACCAATGGGCCTGTAAAAGCTTCTTCTCGGGGCACAAACACCATGCCCTGCTGCATCCTGCCTTGAATCGCACGGGCACGAGCCTCCTTATCCCGCCGCCCAGTTTTTAAGTCTTTAAAATACGCCTCATAGAGCCCTCGCTCACGAACGCGCTTCTCCAAGAATGGCCCTAGAGCCATCTCGATATGTCCTTTCTCTATTCCTATAATGCTTGGCTTCCAGACCTCGTAGAGATCAAGGATCTGTTCAACCAGCTCGAAGCCATCAAACCGACCCCGCACCATATCGACGACGAACATGCAGTCTGATTCGTCAACACCGACAACGATGCCAACCGTGTAGTCGTTCCGATCCTTTTTACCAATCGCCAAATCCCACGCGCAGTAGAATTTCATTCGATCAAGATCAATATCATCTCGATCAAAGTACTGGATCATACTTCTGGTGAAATATTCGCCGTCATCGGCAACAGGGTTCTGCTGGTACAGAGCAGACCAATCGCGTGGTCCAACCGCTTGCTCGATTCGCGCTAGAGCTTCGGCATCATATCGTTCAGGGTGAAGCGCTTCGCCTGCTTTGCGGAACTCTTCGTCAACTTCAGCTCTTGCGGGGTAGTTGACGACTTCCCACTGCTCGCCGTTATCTGCTGCGGCTTTGAGGAGTCTCCCCGCAAGGTCATCATCGTGCCACCTAGTAAGAATGACAAGTACACCGCCACCAGGAGCGAGACGGGTGTACGCAGTAGATGTGTACCAATCCCACGTACTTTCTCTCGCATTTGAAGACTCCGCATCCTCCCTGTTTTTGACAGGGTCATCGATCACTAATATGTGTGCGCCTTTACCCGTAATACCACCACCTACCCCCGCCGCGACATAACCTCCGCCAGACGTTGTAAGCCACGCTTCAGCTGACTGCGATTGAGGGTCAAGACGGGTTTTAAACGCTGCTTTATAACCTTCTTCGCGGAGGAGACCACGGACTTTGCGGCTGAATGCCATTGCGAGCGAACCCGAGTAAGAACAAGAGATAAACTCGTGCTCTGGATTTCGGCCCAGGTGCCAAGCTGGGAACCCCACCGAAGCCAAAGTGCTTTTACCATGACGGGGCGGCATAAAGAGCATAAGTCTAGGACTCTTTTTTTCAGCGACATCGCGACTGAACTCCTCTAATCGTTTACAAATGTCTTTGTGAACCCAACCCGCTGAATAATCGGGGTTGAAACGTTCAACAAAGGGTAATAACCGCTTACGTGTTAGAAAGCGCAACGCCAACTCAGCACGCGCTTTCTCCTCTAACGTCTGTTCCTTCTCTTCTTCCTGCAGGGCCGGGGCAGGCAACGGTTGCTGCTCTGCAATATCGGCTTTGCAATAAACACAAAGGCGATCATCTCCCGCATACAACGTTTCAGGATGCGAGTTCTTACACCTTATGCAGACAATTTTTTTCATTTGCCGTATGGTTTCGCCAGACCCTGATCGATCAGAGCGCTGTTAAGGTTCTTACCATCAGCATAGAGCGTCCCCAACAGCCGCCCGTATTTACCTGTTTTGTCTTTGTGTGTGCGAACTAGAACTTCTTCCGCCTCATCCAACTTTTCCCACAACCAGTCCCGCGCTGCTCTACCACGCTCTTTCTCCTCATCACTGACGCCGCGTAGCTCTGGGGCATCGATGCCATACAACCGCACTTTTTCCTTCCGCCGAATCGTATTCAGACCGAGGTCAATATCCAGCGTGCAGGTATCGCCATCGTAAACAGAGTGAACGTACTGAACCTTATACGTGTACAGATTCAAGATCCCGCCTCCGAAGCTCGTTGATGTAGTTCATGATCCCGTGGTCGCTGATCCAATTGCCACGAGTGTTGTTGTCACCAATCTGGGTTAATTTGCCGGGGCGCGGCATGAGCCACGGGACTGTCGGCACAATGTCATTCTGGTAACGGTACTGAGTAATCGGGCAGTCCAACGTCCTTAACCTACCGACTCGCGGTGCGCCAAACGTCACGACTTCACGAACCTTCTTATCACCAGGGCACTCCCTCGCAATCAGCGCTGCAGTGATTAGCGCAACAGCACCTCCGAGCGAATGTCCCGTGAGAGTTACGCTCTCCATACGGTTGTCAGCCAAGTGGTCCAAGACGATGTAACCCAATCGCCTCGCTGCTTTTAAGAACCCAGCGGGAGAGAGTCCCAAGTCGGGACTCCAGAGCGGAATAATTCTAAGATCCCGCAACACATCCTGCGGTTGCCGCACATCAGTGCCTGCAAACGCGATTATCGATTTATCCTCGTTGGTTAACGATTCGATGCCAGCGGTTCGCGCATCCCAGTGCTTATAAACACGAGCCGACAGCTTCGCGCACAGTAGGTGTCTACTGACCATTAAGCTTTTCTTCGTCGATAATGACCTCGACCCCTGTCGGGCCGACCTTCCCATCACCAATAGTGATGGCAGGGTTCACTTTTACTAACCCACCCAAGGCTTCAAGCTCCAACTGTAGATCGATTGGGGGTACAGACCCACAACCTGCAAGGAGAACCACTGCTGCTATAACAAACTTTTTCATTTCGGCTTATTCCCGTACTTTTTCCTGATATTCCTCATGGTTTTTGAGCTAAGAAATTTTGATGAGTGTTGCTCAACATCAGCTTTCTTCACTCTCACCGCTTTTGGGTTCCAAGTAGTCAATTTCCTTCCCCGCAATCTTCAACAAATCCTCATCGGTCATCCGCTCAAGCTGCTTGGTGCCATTCACCTGAATATTTACTTGTGTCGAGTTGTCTGGTGCGACCAGTCCGTGGAGTTTGACGAGAGAATCAGTCGTGTTTTTCATCTCAGTCGCGTTGGCAGAAGAGTTGTACGCCTCCATGTACATCATGTGCGCGTTTTGCGTGGTGAACTTCACCTCTTCGCGCATCTCCTGCCGGAAATATTCAATAGCTTGTTGAACCTGGGGGAGCTTCGCGGCTGTATATGCCGTTGACGAAGACGCGTAGCCTGCACCGCGACCCGCTGCCGCGACAGTCATGCCCGATACGATAAGCATGACTAACTTTTCCTGCTGCACGGTTAGCGATCCGCGAGACAGGCCCATGTACGGCATGAGGCTTTCAAACTCTGTGTGTTCGCTCACGAGATCAGTGGAGGGTTGCGCTTGCGCTAAGTCCGTCATATTCAGCGTTGTTATCGTAAAAATGAATAAAAAGTGGCTTACCGACCACATCCGCAACAGCCAAATCTGCTATCAACAACTCAGCGTCTGCTTCGCTCATATCATTGCCGTGCATAGCAAGCTGGACGGCCTTGTCGTAGTCATAAACAAGGACTTCCACACGATTACAAAAAGTCGTACCGACGATTGCATCGTCCAGACCGTCAACCGCAATTAATTCTACTTCCATCTTTGCGAATATTAGTGTAGGTATTATCTAATCGCAAGAGAAATCGTGGATCGTTTTTACCCACCAATAGAACATATCGCTGGTTAACGTGTGTTTCATAATGTTAATTCGGTACGCAACTAGATGAACGTTCTGGGGTGTATAAGGTAGATCTGGACTAATCCTGTCGATACTTGCATTGAAATCGTACCTCCCGGTGCCATCTTTGTGATGCGTGAGGAAGACTCCGCTGATCGCGCAACGGCCTTCCTGTTTCTCCCACAGGGCAATTAAATCATGAGGTTCCAGCTCCCAGGCTATATCGCGGGGATGGGTTTTGGTTTCGCTGGTCAGAGAGGATTTCGCGTTGGAATACAAATAGCGAAGGTAGTGCTCGTAGGAGGACGATGTTCGTTTTCTCTGGCTCGTGGTTCGACATGCGCGGCACGACCTTCGTTTAGCTTCAAAAAGTTCGCGGGGTAGTTCACGTTGGCAAGTCGAGCAAATTTTTAAGTCGCTCATGGGGCGGAAATAATATCACAGATATTTTTTAAAAAAATTTTTTCAAATTTACTTCTATATCACTCACGCACTATCTCCCCCCTTGCCCCTGCGCGTACCACGTCCCCCGATTCGCGTATCTGGAACCTTGTTTTGGTTTCCGGTCATGGAACCTTGTCGCAAAAACCGAGGTAGATCTGCACCGTGAGACAAGCTCACGCTGCGTCGGGCTTCGTTTGTGAAGTGATTGAAGTTCTCAGTCACATAACAAGGAGAAGCACCATGTCCATAACAACAGCAAGAGTTGCCCAGGTTGCCGCGAGCAAAGAGGACGCAACAGTCGTCTACGTCAAGTCTGCATCAGGCAACGTGTACCGTTTCAAGCAAGCAGTGCCCATGAAGAAAGTATCGGGATTCGTGGATCGCGTTCGTAAGAAGGGCGTCATCAACCTGCACGCTTGGAAGAAAGTACGCGACGGTGGGTATCGCGAAACGCGCACCTGCCCCAATTGCGCCAAGGTACAGAACAGCACCGCCTATACCGAGCAGTGCCTAGTTGGATCAGACACCCCCAAAGGAGCAGCGTAATGCGATACCAAACGCGAAGCACGACACGCGCACCGATTAATCGCGATCCAAGTGCGCGATCCGCGAAAGATCTTCAGGAGCTAAAGCGTCTCTACCATCAGTACCTCCGCATGGGGTTCGATGAACGCGAGGCGCGGTTCAAGGCTCATGACCATCACGCCTGCAAACGGTAACGGGAGAAACGCATGAAATTCATCGTGTGTGTCATGTGTGTCAGCTTAGGTGGCACACACACCAGCAGTTTTTGGCCTTCCTGACACACACTTTTTCCTTTAACTATCATCAACTTACGCGCAAAAAACCCGTTTGTGTGTCATGTGTGTCAGCTTTTTTCTGAGTTAAGCATAAGGGATGTTTTGAAAAACGCTAATCATCGTTTTAAACGAACTTTAACTCAAATTAGCTGGCACACATGGCACACATTTATAAGTCTTTGATTTAAATAAATAAATAGAGATTTTAGCTGGCACACATTGTGGCACACATCGTGGCACACACCCCCTTTTGCTGGCACACACGGCTTTTTTTGAGCTTTTTGTTCTATTTCACTCCTATCTTTTCAGCATATAAAGGAGCTTTCTTATGCTATTTAGTTTTATAAACACCATTTTTACCCCGAACCGCGTGTCGCGAACCATAAACCTCATCGATGACCAAGGAGATACAAAATGAACAATTCTTTCAAAGTCATTATCGCTGGCAGCAGGAACTTCGATAATTACCACTACCTTAAGGCAGTCTGTGACTATTTCCTCGATGATATACGCGAAAAAGGCGACATCGAAATCGTATCTGGTATGGCCCGTGGTGCAGACGCACAAGGTGAACTGTACGCACTATCATCAGGTTTTAAACTGAGTTGTTTCCCTGCCCACTGGAATAAGTACGGCAGATCTGCTGGATACAAACGTAACACGCAAATGGCTGAGTACGCAGACTACCTGATCTCGTTCCAGCTCAACAATTCGCGTGGCACTGCCCACATGATCAAAGAGGCAAAACGCCTTCGCTTGCGATACGGTAACGGTGAGAGCAAGCAGTTCTGTCGCGCTGGTGTACGTCTCCTCAATGACGTTTTTCACGACTATCAGGAATTACATGACAATGGTCACCAGATTTGCACCTATTGCGGCGACGAAAGAATAAGGAGGTCACATGCTCAAGTTGTTAATGCTTAACGCAGTAATGCTCGTTATGAACATCATCGCCATTGGCGCACTTTCAATCCTAATCACAATAGGAGGTCTACTATGACCGCAGTACTTTCCCTAATCGTTGGACTTTTAATCGGATACTTCGTTGGCGTGGCCGTCATTATAGAGGAGATCAGAACCAACCCTTCCAAGGTTACCAAACTATCGGAGGCTTTTGACGATGGCATCTGATAACACAAACCTAGCAGCAATGGCCTTCTTTGCTGTTGCTGCCTTCTTCGCTGCTTTTGGCTTCGAGTTGTTTAACGAGGCCCAGGTAATGTCAGAGGACATTCCACCGGGACTCTACTGCACGAAGCAAACCATCCCGAATGCGTACTACTGTGACGCTAACGATACCATTTCACTATCATCATTGGAGGAAATTAATGCTGAATGACGCCAAAGCAGCCGCAGCGCGAATTCTCAATAAGCGACACGAATATAGCGCCAAAGCAAAACCATTCGTCGATAAGTCGATTGCCTATGCAAAAGAGAACCCCAGTGACGTTATGCTGGGTATAATGACTCTACTGCTCATGGATATCGAGTCTGACGTCGACGAACTGGAGGATCACACTGGTCTATCCGCCGCGATTGACTATCACGACTACCGTAACCGATAAGGAGCACTACCTTGAACATCCTGAATTTCCACGTTGAACGCTGGTCTCTCGTCTCTGATGACGACAATTCTGACCAATTTGATTCGTCTTCCGATAATAGTAAATTAATTTCTTTACATAGCGATAATACCAACGGTATTATTCCCGAAGAGTTTGATTTTCTATCGAGGGAGTACGTTCACTAACCAGCTAAAGCCCCAGGGGGCTTTAGCGTCGGGTTTCAAAATTGAACCATTTGGTTCGCTAATTAAATTCCCTTTCAGTATTCACGGAGGATACTATGAGCACTACTAATACTTTTGAACTTCTTGAAACAATCATCCTAGAGAAGCAGCTGCACAAAACTTCTCGCAACCAGAGGGATTGTTCGGCACTCATCGCCAACAAGATGAACTACACCGATCAGATCCCGAACATCTATCACGCCATTTTGTGGGCTGGTATCGAGAACCATAACGACCACGAGCGAGCTTGTGACGTTGCCAGAAAGGCCCTGCGCCCTTTACCTAAACCACATGTTTATGACATTTCATTCTGTGGCTACCTGCAACGCGTAATGGACTCTGCTACCCGCGCTGTTTACAACCTCTCAGTCGCTCGCGACAAAGTAGTTGTTAACGAGACTATTACGCTTGGCGGCACTGGCGTTGATTGGGCACAAGATATAGCCGACGAAGTTGGCATCGATGCATCATCTCTCGCAACCCTGCGTCTTCAGATCGAGGAAGTCTACACGAATCTGAACTACATACATTTAGATCTCCAGTCGAAGTTTAAAGAAAACTACGATGATCTTTATATGTACGCGCCTTCGGTTCAGGACGATCAGAATAACTGGTCAGTTCCGTTCAAGACCAATGATTTCTCTGAAGCTTGCGAAGCTATCGAGCTTTCTAACCGTGAATTTCAAGAAAATCGCGGTTCAGGAGTCATCGATCTTGGTCTCTACGACAGCTCCTATCTACCGGGAGCTAAGAGAATCGAGAATGTTGCTGCACCGCGAAGCTCCGAACCGGACTTCGAGGATGACGACATTGATCGAGCGTTTGCTTAACCCCTACTCCCCATCCGACTCCGGTCGGGTGGGGTTTTTTTATGGAGCTGTATGGCTCATGGCGGAGGCCCTGGGGGCCTAGCGTGCCTGCTTCACTATCATCATTTTGATCATTAGGAGGATCTGATGTCTACAGAAACAAAATCATCTTTGACTGCAACTAACCACTACGTCGTCATCAGAGAAAATAGATGGGGCGCGAGTATTACGTTAAGCAAAGCATTCGCAAATGCTGAATTCCATTTTATTAACCCATTTGAAGCATGTTGTTACGAAATTGAATTTGCTAACCAAGACCGACTTCTAAACGTTTCAGAAATAAACGAAGAACTTCAGCTCGTTCACGATGATGTGACTTACAACGATGGGTCTGAATCCGACTTCATGATCATCATCACTGACAATCAACGTTGGCGATTTACAGGTTGTGACCCCATCGATGGGTCTCCCCACTACGACTTTATTGGTGACGGTGAGATGCCTGACGAGCTTGAACGCATACGGCTCGCGGGTCGCGTTTCAAAATCCACTGGCCTGATCACAATTACAGAAGCTGTTTCATAGCCAGGAGACCCTGATGCCTACATTTTACCACCACGATAACGGCCCCCTAAGAGTTGTTCGCAAAGAAGACTGCTGGGAGTGCATCACCTCTAACACGTATGTCTACGTTCAAAACGAGACACACGCATGGGAACGTTGTACGCGGTGCGGTTTTGAAACACACCGTACATTACTGACAGAGGCAGAACCATGATCAAACCATTCGCCTGGGCAGTGCCCCGTAAGCATTGGTGGGAGGTCGCAATGACTAAAACTATCTACATCGAAGGACCGCGCAGTGCTCGCGACAACATACCCATACTTTACTACTCACGTAACGAAGCCGGGACATGGGCGGAGCCTGTGCGATTGCCTGACAACTGTCATGTGGTTATTGAAGAAGAGTCTCCTCTCAATAACCAGACGTTCTTCAGAAACTTAACCATAGCAACTGACAAGCAATTGTATCGGTTGCTGAGTATGAGGCCCTAAAACATGAACCAAGCAACTAGAAACATTCGAGTAATGACTAAAAAGAATCTAGCCTCCCTGCGCATTGTCCAAATCCCTGCTGGTATGTCTAACGCTGAAGCTCAAAAGATTATTAGGGATTTAAATCCCGAAGAAATTCATAACGAAGACGAAGACTTCCCTCTACCACATTTGAACTTCTTTGAGATTCATGTCAAAGGC